TTCTGGCCCAAGCCGTACCTGGACCGAGAACTGTCTCTCCAGTATCTTCGTCTCCGAGCACGCTGAATCCCAGTATCCAGTAACCCGCGTTGTTGTAGGTGATGATAGTGAAATGGATACCCAGTAGCAGGTAGAGCAAGCCCTCGATACCGCGAGCGGTGCCCACCTTCTTGTAGAATCCTGGCAGCGCGTTGGCTAGCTTCCGTTTCAGTAGCTCGGTCTCAATCGGGAAGCGGAACGGATTGCCGAGTTCATACAGCATGTGATCGACCCAGTCGACAGGGCAACGACCTGGATCATCTAGATATTCAATTCCATCGATGCGGTACCACAGAGTGTTGATGAGATCTTGCATGACAACGGCCAGCTTGCGTAGGTAGCCGTCAGCTTCCATATCATCTCGTCTGTCGACACCGGAGATGAGCCCGTTGCTCCAGAGCGTGAGACGGTTGCTCGGACTGTTGAATCCTGGAGAGGTGAACTCCAGAGTAGAGTCGACCATCTCGTTCTCATACAGGTCCTGAATGCCGTTTCCATGCAGTGTGTACAAGCGGTCGATGGAGATATCATCGTTGAACTCGACGTACACGTAGCGTCGGATATCTTCTCCATTCGGGATTTCTTCTGCGGTGACCACTGTGGCTGAGACAGGGAGTGGACAGAATGCGCACTGAATCCTGTGCGCAGAACCCACGTCGTAATCCAGTCCCTCTTCATTAAGTCGCGCGACGAAGTGGTATGGCGACACGCTCGCTTCGATGTTCCTACGTCGCACTACCGTGCCAGCAGAGCTCGTGTCCACCCCGTCGTCGGCTATCAGAGCTGTGGCATTTACAGAAATCTGCTGAGCAGCAGTGTCCACACCAACTATTGTCCATGGACCAGCGTTCTCTGGATACGAGTTTGCGATGGAAACAGTCGCACCGATCCAGGTGGCACTGATGCTAGTAGAGGGGAAGTAAACTGTGCTGGCTGAGACCACCTCGACGCCACTGTCGATGTGCACGATGAAACGAGATCCACCAGGCGTGGTAGTGCTAAGTACAGGTTCGTCGAACTTGATCCTGGCTCTTCTGGGTGTCAGCCACAAGATCTCCTCAATCTCTGGAGTTGTCAGATCTTCGATCTCGAAGCTGTATGACGTAGACAGAGTGTGGCCAGCGTCACTGGTGGCCTCCACCTCAACGAGCGTCATCTCGAGAGAGATCCAGTCAGCAACTACGTCAATGGTGAGGAGCAGCTCATCGTTCGTTCCAGATTCGGGCGAAGCATGGACGGTGGCCGAGCTCAACGGGCCGTCAAAGCCTGATTGGAATCCTCCTGCAGCCTGATCATATGCCAGATTGCGCACTCGGTCGCCGGAGCGTGTGAGCCAGACCTTGGCGGTAGCGTTGAGCGTAGCGCCCGCGGTGAAGCTGGCCACGTGCAGGTTCACATTGGCGATCGAAGTGACTCCGGTCTCGCCATTCTGCGGCACAGCGTTGAGGACCGCAATGTGCTCGTCTTGGTCCGCACGGTACAGTTCGTCAACGTAGAAGGCTGGCGCAGGCACCCGGCAGGACATGCCCACAGCACCGGCCACGATTGCCCACGAGGAGTTGATAGCCTCGAGCTTGACCTCGAACTTGATCGTACGCAGTGGGACGGAAGCTCCCTTGGACATATGAACATGCATCGTCCGCGCCCAGCTGTGGTATCCAGCTACGGGGTAGGTGTCTCCTGGTCCCTGGTGCAGCGCCTCCTCGAGATAGTTGCACTCTGTTCCATCGTAGTAAGCTCTGGCCACCCAGCGCATGCCCAGCATTTCAACAGTGGTGCTCGCTGATGGACCTGTGGCTGCGAAGGTTCCCAGTGCTGCCAGTTCAAGAATCGCTACACGCCCGTTGAGGAGCTCACCTGTACCTGGATCTGCTACCACGTTCCCAAAGTTCCAGGGCACAGCAGAGATCCGATAGATCCCAGCGTTGACTCCGCCTGTTACCTCGACAAGTCGATCTGCGTCTGCGAGCGAGAATAACGACGTAGCATCAGCAGGCAGCACGATCACTGGTATATCAGCTGCAGTCAGAACCGGTGGCGTCTCATCGTCTAGTACGCCAAAAGGATAATCCACACCAGAAGTGTCATCGTGGAACTCGACAGTTCCACTCGTGACAAGGCGTCGGGCTGCGTGCGGGAGGTCTTCTGATAACCGCAGTTCGCATAGGTACTCGACGTAGTCGATAGTGTGCAGGTCATTGACTAGATCCTGGTAGACAGCTGCATAGTCACCGACGAGGAAGCGGTAGTCAGGTAGCGGATCGCTGTCATCTCCAGCGCACCACACGTGGCCTGTGTGGTAACCGTACCCTTCGTAGTAGAAGGTGTCGTACGTACCGGATACCGCGTCATACTCTGGCCAAGTTACGCCAGTCCTCCCGTAGTAATACGAGGACAGCACGCTCGCCAGCAGCGAGTTGCTTGCTTCGATCCTGCCGGTGTACTGGCCAGGGTATTTCCACAGTGGAGACGTGTTCATGGTATCTACGGCGCAGTCTGCCTGAACACCTCGATGTGATCGAACAGGGCTACGCTGCCCGCTGCCGCGCTGTACATGCCGAACACTGCGTAGAAGCCATCCAGGTGCGGGGCAGAGCCACTGAACACTCCAGCTGGGTCATCGATGAACTGATCGATCCCGTCGATATCGTCCCAGACGACGCTAGCAAGTGGCCCGTACGTGTGCACGTTCAGGTTCTGTTTCACGTTGATGACCACTTCGCCGTGCGGGTTCACCAGTACGTCCATGCGCAGGTGGAACCAATGCGCAGCGGCATCGCCGACATCGGTGTACGCTGTGTCGGATGCGCCCAGCACATCAGAAGCGGATGCACTCAGTCCGCTTGCCATCGCGCCCTTCTTCAGGACTACTTGGTACGAGCTCGCAGCGGACAGCCCGAGCATGTAGCCTTCGTTGGTAGTGGGATCTGTGCCCTTCACCAGGCCCATGATCGGAGCGTAGTTCCCTCCGGAAGCGTACCGCTTCATCAAGCAGCGGATGCTGCCACCCTTTCTCGAACCAGTGAACGGTGTGAAGTCTACGAGATTGCAGTACTTTCCTCCAAAGCCTGTGGTCGACGTGGCGGAGCGCAGTGCATAGCAGTACGTACCCGCTGATGGCACCAGGGTGAAAGCACTTGACACTCCACGATTTATGTCGCTAGTGCCGAGAGCTGTACCAGTGAGGTTTGTCCAGTCTGCCTGTGCCATCCTTGCGCTCCGTTTCTCAGAACGATTTGCTGCTCATGAATCTTCGTACGATTCTCATACTATGTCAAACTCTGTGGGATCACGGTAGTGCTTCGATCCACAGGTTTTCGAAGCTGTCATAGGGTAGAGTCCCCAATACGATGTAGAAATCTGCGGTGTCGAAAGTGCCACCAGCGTAGTCATCGATAGCACCCTGATTGTACGGAGTGACTCCCCAGTCAGCTTCGTAGTCTTCATAGGCGTCACCGGCAAAGCTGGCTGCACTCGTGGTAGCTCCAGCCAGATCTGTGACACTCGATTGATTGTATGGACTGTTGCCCCAATTCGTCTCGAAGTCGTCGTCCGTACCTGAGAAGTTCGAGAGGTCGAACGTGAAGCTAGACTGGTGATTGTACGCGACAGGAGCGGTATCGACAGGTTCTCTCCACGAGAACTCGAATGATTCCTGCTGGTAGGCATTGTCTTCGAAGAGCGCAGACACGAGATCTGTGGCATCAAAGCCTGTCTGCGCCAGCTGGTTGCTCTCCCAGCTGTCTTCGAAGTCATCCTGAGACCTCGTGTAGAGGTCTGAGTGCGTGAAAGCGGCGCTGGACTCGGCAGTATCGGTAACCAGTGGGGTCCACTGGTCGGCGCTCCCAGGCGTGGTGCCAGGGTCCTCAAACGACGTATTGGCGAGCGGGTGGCTCATAACAGTATCTCATACCACGCGTTGTCGAGGCTGTCGTAGGCCAGAGCTCCAACAAACACTGCGTTCGTGAACTTGGTGGGGTCAAATGCGTACTCAGAGTCCTCGTTGCGAGGCACAATACCCCACTCCTCTTCATAGTCCTCGTATGTGTCAGCAGCAGCATCGAACGTAGCAGCAGGGAACGTGCCGCTGGCTGAGTCGAAGATGCTTGCTTGGTTGTAGGGACTGTCACCCCAGGCCTCTTCGCAATCCTCCACAAGATCTGCGCCGCCGCTAAAACCAGCTGTAGCAAAGTTGCTGCTGTCATACGTAAATGTGCTCTGGTGATTGTACGCGACAGGAGCGGTATCGACAGGTTCTCTCCACGAGAACTCGAATGATTCCTGTTGATAAGCATTGTCCTCAAAGAGCGCAGACACGAAGTTGGTCACAATGAAGTAGAACTCGGAGAGATGATTGTTCTCCCAACTGTCTTCGAAGTCATCAAAAGGGGTGCTAGGCTCCTCAGATCTGGTGAATAGCGCAGCGTCTTCGGCTGTGTCGGAAACGTTGTGAACCCACCAGTCCGCTTCACCCACAACAGTTGAGGGGTCTTCGTAACTGCGGTTGTAGAGCGGGTGGCCAACGAGAGCAGCTACAAAGGATACATATATGCTATTCCAATACTGATCAAGTTCGGCAAGTACAGTCCAAGATGTACCATCATACTTCCAAATTGTGCCTTCCTGGCCAGCAGCGTAGTACAAGCCAGCAGCACCTGATATTACGTAAGGATAGTCTCCTGGTGCGGTTACCGATAACGGTAGGTCCACCTTTGTCCATGTTGAACCATTCCAATGTAACGCACACGCTCCACCGCTATATGAGCCTACCGCGACTGCATCAGTTGCAGAGAATCCATGTACAGAGTAAATACGTAAAGATATGCCGTAATAGACGCCACCAGCAGCTACTTCGGGAACTCTCCATAGAGCCCTTTGCTCATACCTGCCTAAGAATCCTAATGTACTTTGCAGCCCTCCGACCCATATGCTATCGCTATTGAGCCCCCACAGACAATTCAACGTGTAGCTACCAGGTACCCCAAGAGGATAGCCATCCCAATACCAAGAGACTCCTTCTGCGTGATAAAGCTGCCGCTGTGTAAGTATGAAGAGTGAATCCTCGTCTACTACCCCGTCAAGAACCAAAGCTTTGCGCGGTAATATGCTGGATGCGTGTGGCACCGTGGTAACGGATTCCCAATTGGGGTCGTTCCATTCAATCAGTGGATTGTCCGGTTTTGCGACGGTATGTCGCTGAATCGACAGAACACCATCGAGTCCGTTGATGCCTTTCTGTGCTAGATCAGTGACGTTGTATGAGGGTACGAGGAAATCCTTGGTGTACACAGAGAGACCATCTGGATCTAGATGGTAGTACTTTGCGCCATCGCCTCCACCAGCGAAGATTATCTCGTGGCTGCCAACTCCACTGACTTGGTCCGCATCCTCCCAGAACATGGCTGGATCTAGACCGCAAATGCTCATGGGGTCAACTACTATGGAAGCAGCGCTCAATGCTTCGTTGTACAGCCAGCCCCGACCGAGCCACGTACTCGGGTCATATCCTGCGAGCCAGATCTTTGCAGATCCATAGTTGGTGTGGAATACGTACGTAGTATCGAGAACGGCGCGGTCGCTGACAGAATCCGCACTGATGGCTACAACGCGGACGTAGTAGGTTCCCTGCTCAAGAAAAAAGTCGGACGGCACTGACACTGCGTAGTTTGTTCCGTAGGTCACAGGAGTAGCTGTTACACTGAAGCTATTCCGCGCTGCTTGGCTCTGCCAAGCTAGAACATCATTTACATATATTTCTGTTTGTGCTGCCTTGATGCCACCGTTAGCAACCACATCAAAGGAGAAACTGGTCACCGCAGTAGAAACTCTCTCATCTGCCGCTGGACTCTGGTTCTCCAGGATTGGTGCCGCAAGAGAGAAAATGAGGAGTTCGTGATACGGGCGGCGCGTAGCTGCTATGCTGGATGTCGAGCTACGTTCAGAGCTAATGACATAGCCGGTCCAAGATGACGCTTTGACTATCGCGCCTGCGAAGAGGTATAGCGCCTCTTCCGCCACATTGTATCCTGATGCCATCCAGGATCTTTGCGGCACTTCATTACAAGCTTCGACCTTAGTGTACGTAGGTGGACTGGCCGTAAACTCGTACATGATGAACTTGTTGTCCGGACCATCATCCACGGAGGTGTCACTTCTGCCGAACAGGTAGTTGCCTCCAGTTATGTCAACCCGCATACCGCATGAAGTATTGAACTGGTAGTCAGAATCAAAATTTCCGGGGCTGAGTTCGTCTAGTATGGGATCCCAGTATGGGTTAGGCAAAACATCTTGCCACACGAACGTTGAGTATATATCGGGAGATATCCCAGCGTATTTCTGACCAGGTCCGAGGTATATCTTATCGGTACCTGGATCGTATCCCATGAACATGTGATTGCGATTTTGAGGCACCAAACCTGGAGCATCAGGATGTATGACTATTTGCTGAGTAAATGCCAATGTGTGGAGATCGAGCTTGTACGTGTCGGTGATTACTCCAGGATAATGCACACCACCATAGACTATCGACCCTCCGAAGAACAATGCGTAATCATCCGTCAAATGTACAGCTACTCCCATGCCACATGTAGCATTTGGACCCGCTGTCCAGGGCACCAACGACCATTCATCAGTAAGTACATCGAAGGCCCATAAGTCATTCAGACGCGTTGGACCGTCGCCTGCGAACAGGAGAATTTGCGCATTGACATGATCATAGAACAGTGCGCAGTCGCGTCTCGCTGAGGGCTTGACCGCAGGATTCAATATGGTAAACACGCCATCTTTTAGCTGCCAAGTGACGTCACTGTAATTGCCAGAACTTATAAGATCATAACCGAACCCGATAAGCCGTTCGCCTACGGGGTCATAGGCCATCTGACTGTTGAACTCGGACGAACCGGACCCATCCATTCCTGGATGCACGTCGGTGCCCCACAAGAACATTTTGTGGGAGAAAGCGAATTTTCCTGGTGCTGGCATGTTTGCGTTGCTAGATCTCTGCTCCGCCCTGATCCATATCGTAGACAGTTACCGTCGTGAAGTACGGGAACTCATTCGGTTGCAGGATGACTGACAGATGCATTCCGTTGAGCAACAGGTTGTCAGCAGATGGCGACACTTCTCGCACGCCCTCAGCGTCATTGACTGCATTGAACACTCTGGACCAGGCCAGCTTGTAGTCAGCCTCTCCGTTCGAATCGAGCAGCTTGAACCCGAAGTCAATCAATGGGTTCCGAGCACGTTCGTCGTCGGCCACAGCGAACAGCTGCGTGAGCGCTGATGTGATGTTGGCCTTGACGACAGTTGCTGAGTACCCGCTCTCCTTGAAGATTTTCACCATGACAGATATGTTTCTGAAGACAGGATCCATCACGGTGACATCCAGCCCCATCATCTGAGCGTACTCGCCATTGTCGATGTCGATAAGCAGAGTGACAGCGGCTTTCTGCGCGGTTGTGGGCGCAGCTGGTGGGTAGTAGCCAGTGTCTGCGTCTGGAGACCCGTAGGCAATCAGATACAGTTTCGCTGCGTCCTCTCCAATGTCCGTAGTGTGATTGGAGGTCATCAGCGCAGCTCGAGCTATGCCAGATACACGTGTCGCTGCGTACTCGAAGTCATCCTCGTTGATCGCCCGCTCAAGTGTCCGAACAGCTTGCGGTATTTGAATCTTGGCTTCTTCCACTGTGGTCTGCCCGGTGCCGCCAACAGACGCTGTGGGATTGTAGAACTCGACTGTCTTGATCTGTCCATCGACATCATAGACACCGTCGAGTATGGTCCACGTGGCATCATCCTCGACAGCATTGTTCGCCCCGCCACCGGTCTTGTAGTCAATCGTGATGGCACCCTGGGGAATCGCGCCATTGATCCCATTACCAAAGAATATGTAGGCGCGTCCATTGTTGTCCAGCAGTGCAATGAACGCCAGGTCATCTGGGCCGACCTCGACAAACGAGCGGAGCTTGCTGACACCACCACCAGGTACGAAACTGCTGTACGCACCGTTGCCAGCTGTCACAGAGATGGAGTCTTCCACAATGTCTGTGTGCTCCAGCTGCAAGATGAGACTGGCTTCTTCAGTTGACACCTGCGTACTCTGCTGCTCATCAGCATTTTCCAGTGTGCAGGTGGGAGAAGCATTGCTGCCCACTTCAATAGCTGTGTCTGCCAGCAGATGCCAGATGCCCTCACCGCTCTGCACTCTGAAGCCTGCTGAGATCGAAATGCGCTTGGTTGCCAGGACAGAGCCTGGCAGGCGGAATACGCCATCGACCTGCGCCGCGGTAGATCCCTGCAACGTATATCCTGTGACCCTTCCCTTGCGAATAGCTGACAAGCGAGAAGTCATCGTAGCGAGCGCGTGCTGTCTGAAACGCTCGTTCATGACACTGATCGCGCTGGATACCATCGTGGCGCAGGCCTCCAGTACGACGTTCTCAGGAAAGTTGAGAGAGAAGTCAGACCATTCTGGAATGACCTGCTGAGCCAGGAACTGAGCTCGATAGAGCAGACCTTGTCTGTCTATCTGCGTGAGGTTCAGTTCTTTCGTTGGCAACAGTGGTAGTGGCATAGAACCGCTCCTCAGAGCCTGACTGAACTCACATTCTGTTTCGCGAGTTCGCCATGCAGCTGTTGTGACGCTGCTCTGATTGTCCAGAAGATGTTCACAGATAGCTTGTTGGCATCGTCATCACGTACTCCTTGCACATCTGTGACGACAATGTCTGGAACGTAGGTGGCCACAGCCCTCTGAACCTCGGCTGTGGCTGCCTGAAGTAAATCTTCTGACATGCTCTGCGTGCGTAGCTTGTACAGCGAGGTACCATACTCAGAGTCGCTGTAGTACGAGCCACGTGGCGTGAGTGCCAGGTGCCGCAGAGCGGCATCGAACCTAGCAACAAGTGTCATCTGCCGGAAGCCCGACCCGTGCCTGGACAGAGGCCAACCGAGATTTCGCTTGTGGTATGCTGCAGAGCTAGCCATGTCAGACAGTCTACCCGGAAGTGAGCGTCATGACTAGAAGTTGACGTATGTGGGTAGATCCTTAACCAATTTGTCACTCTCATACCCACCAAATGGTGCCAGCGTATTGTACAGCAGTACCGCTGCGTTACGAGCCATGTTCATTCCAGTGAGGAGCTCCCCAAGTGGAGGCAGGGGGATCAACGGATTGGGGCCAATCACATCTTCCGCAGTCAGTGCGCCCTCAAACGATGTGAAAGCCGCAGCTGCTCTCTCAAGATCCTCCTGGGCTGACTTCAGACCAGCTGCGCCAAGCAGCTTGATGAACATGCCAAGTAACACTTCGTTGATAGGCTGAATGAATCTCAGCAGTTGAAGTAGCTGGCGCACGACAGCATTGAGCCTGTCTGTCTCACAGCGAGTAAAACCAGCTAGCTCCAGATCTCCCAGGTCCAGAGCGAGCAGGTGCACATTCAACAGAGCTGTAATCTTCGCGTCCAGCTTCTTTATGAAATCTGAGATGGCGTCAACGAGATCGATGCAGTAGTTCGCAATGCCCAGTGCCAGTCTGATGTATGGAAACGGTGGCACCCAGGCAAACAGAACAGCCAAGACCTTCACGAGAGCCTTGAGGCAATCGAATATCACACTGGGGTCTAAGCTGATGAGAGCCTTGGGAACCGCCTCAATGCACTGCTTTACAGCCATGAAGGCTTCTACGATCTGCAGGAAGCGCAGCACCGGAGCCATCGCAACAGCTAACTGGTCCTGGAACTTGCCCAATATAGCCAGTGGATCTGGAATGGCGTCCAGAGCCTCTGTTGCCTTCTGTAGGATTCCAAAGTGCGGAATCTCAATCAGCGGAGGTGGCGTCAGAACAAGCGGGTTGCATACTACGGTGAGCGGATTACCCATCAGATGTCTCCTGACGACACATCACTCACGTGCCTGTCCTGAATGTACACCCCAGCGTCACTCTTGATATCAAGTCTCCCCCGTGCATACAGCGACAGCAGCGTACGCGCCTCAATGGTGATCGTCTCAGCCTTGCCAGAAGCGCCATCTGCTGCGTTGATCTCGATCTTGCTACCGCTGGTCTTGGCCTTGAGAACGAGTCGCTCATCCTCGTTCTCTGGGTCATCCACGATGTAGGCGACAAGTTTCTCGCTCTCCCACAGTACAGTGTACTTGCGTGCCTTCTCTGCGGTTGGCGCAGCTGCGGGGATCGTTGGGCCGGCACTGGCTCCTGCAGCATCGACTCCGTAGTACCCAGCCATGTAGAAAGCCTTCGAGTCAGGAGTGGAGTACTGTCCGTACTCGAAGATGCAAGCTACTGGATGGCCAATGTCTGGTGGTGGGTACTGAGAGCCTTTGCCCACTGCTTGTGCTGGCCACAGAGGCATGACCCAGTACGGCGTGATAACCATCAGACCAGGCAGTTCGACACGGACACGTCCTGTCCCCTCTGGATCTGCATTGTCCCTAACTATGCCTGGAGCGAAACCTGGAATGTATTGCATGATAGAACTTTCTCACTGCTGTCTCAACGAGGCCTCTGTGCGAAACCCAGCTATGTATACAACTCCCCCCTTGAAGCCGTGCTCAGCATCGAGCACGCGAGCCGCTTTGAAAGCTCCAGCGTTGCTGGCTCCTCTTGAGGGAGGCTTCAACTTCACCTCTGTCACATAAGTGGTCTCATCTACCTTGTGCTGCGCCTCATCGATGAGCCAGCGTCCGTCGGCAAATGGTGATCCGACACCATCTATGTTGATCTCTCGTCCAGCTAGCAATTTCGGGTTGCCAACAGTGTTCACAATGAGGATGAACGCGCGCATGTGCTTGTTGATGAACGCTGTTAGCCCCTTTGTATTCGCATGTGGCAAGGTGGAAGCGTTGACAGGAATCACCTCATACTTCGTGAGTGATTGGTGCCGGCCAGGGTCACCGAGAATGTCGCTGTAGCATACTGCAGTAAAGTTCCCAGCACTCACTCGTTCGCTGTCAGATACGACCATGCTGCGCATCTTGTAGTTGTACCCTACAGCCTTGTAGCGACCGGGTACTGGCAGCTTGAAGTCGCAGTCCACCATCAGTCTGATGATGTCTTCACCCCTGCCGTAGTGAAGACTGTCTGCCAGTTCGCGTTTTGCGCCGGCCCAATGCCGAGAGTGCCAGCGAAGCACCTGTCCATCCACTTTGAACTCGCGTTGCCAAGCACGAGCTAGCTTGGAGAGAAAGGCACCGTCGCTCTCTCCCTCTTCCAGTACGACCTGTTCAATACCCGTGTCATGTGTGGGCTCGATGAGCGCATAGTTCTGATCAAACCCGTTGCGAGCAGCGATCTTGGTGACAGCATCTGCTGTACTCGTGGCTTTCACCACACGAGGCTTGTCAGTCTGGTCAAGTAGCAGTTCGTGAACAGTGATATCCGTGGTAGCTGGATAGTGCTTCTTCGGCTTCTTCGGGGGAGGAGTAGCTCGACGCTTCCACGGACGAGATCCACGCCCACCAGGAGCGTTTCTGTTCCTGCCGTAGAACGTGACCTTGCTCTCATCCTCTCCCATGGCGGCGTCTTTGCGCCCCCAGACACCGAGGCCCCCTTGCACACGATTGATGATGAATGCCTTCCACGGGAAACCACCGTCGTAGTAGCCGATCTTCAAGCGAACGAGTAGACCGAGAGCTATGTACTCCGGCCTGGTGAGCATTCCATCCCGGTTGTCCAGAACCCACTCTATGGAGTCGTAATCCTGGATGCGATCGAAGTAGGTAAGAGAGATAGTTCTGTCCAGCAGCACCTGTGTGGGCAGAGCACCGTCAACAGTGGCAATGTGCAAGTAGCGATTCCAAGTGAAGTATTCGCCCGGAATCATAGCATATACCTATTTCCCTTTTCCTCCCACCCAACCACAGCGTCCAGTCTATGAAGCGTTGTGCGCATTGTCAAGAGTAAGCTAGGCTATCACTGGAAATTCTGTGAGCGACTCACCGTACGCGACATCTTGGATGTAAGCTGGCGACGGCATTTGGAGAACTGTCCCAGCCGGAGGCGGAATGGAGTAGTCGATGATTGGGTCTTCCTGGTACTGAGCAACTATCTCCACTGTGTCGATTGGGTCTCGCACGCGGCTCTTGTAATGCTGCACGCAGATATCGAACAGGTTCTCTGCACCGCGGCAGACATGTGTTCTGACCATCTCATCGTGGCTGTGAGGCAGTCTCTCTGGGAGGTACACATGAGTCTCACCCAGAGAGTTCTGATACACAGTACCGTGACGTAGCAGTCCTGAGAGGTACTGATTGATGACATTTGGGGCTGGGTTCAGAGTCGCCATGGTTACTCGTCGTGGTCACCAATGCTAATTGGATTGCCAGTTTGCGGATCGTACTGCATGGAGTTACCGCCTAGCCAACCAGTAGACATCTGTTCACCACTGGTCTTGAAGCGTACTCGCAACTCTTTCGCCGACAGTGTGACACGAGCTGTCTTGGGTGTCAGGTCTGCAGCGAAGCGTATGTACTCAGCGTGAAAACGGGTCACAACC